ATATTGTCGGCTACCGTGCGCCGCGCCTGGCTGACCAAGGCACACGTCTACCCTTCCTCGCTGAAGTGTATGTGGACAACTACCTTAGCCATGGAGTGCTGCATGGGTTTATGCGTACAATTTATCCTTTATGTTTCGGGCGGGTTCCGTCTGTGTCGTATGAAGATCAGGCGTGGGCGAGTCCGGAGTTCACGATCCGCGCTCGTGAGAATACCGTGATGGGATTGTCCGTCATCAATAAAGAATTTGTCGATACTTTGCCCGCGGAGTTGAGTTAAGATGCCAGACAAAAAGAAAACCACACCACTTGAAGACATCCGCGTCCAAGCTGAGCCTGAGATTATCACGATTCCCGGGTTCCGGCCAGCCACGACTGTCAACGTGCAAATTCGCTATGTTGACCTGACTCCGGCGATATTGTCGACAAACATCAGCAATCCGCTTCTTGCGCTGGCGTATCAGAGGGCGCGGGAAGGTAAGACAGAAGCGGAGATCGCAGCGGAGATTAACAGCAAACATCCTTCCCCGGAGAAAGATGCCGAACAAGTCCTGCAAGCCCTGAATGTCTTAGCGAAACAAGCATTAGTAAGTCCGACTTATGATGAACTGACGGCCATCGCGCCGCTGAATGCGGAACAGTTGGCCGCTATCTACCTCTACATGCTGTATGGCGAGCGGGGCGAAGGATTGTCCACGTTTCGTACTGAGCGAGGGGTTTGAGCGGCTGGTTGCCGTAGCTACGTTTTATAACTGCAGACCGTCAGAGTTTTTCAAGCTATCAGGGCTGCAGGCATTTATGCTCGATGAAGCGGCCGCCTACTACACGCTGGAGAAGCGCAGGATTGACAGTATTCTTGCCAACAAAACTGGCAGGAAGGGGGAAGACTTATGGCCGTAAACCTTGGGACGATATATGCGAGCCTGGGCTTGCGAATGGACAGATTTGTACAGGCCAAAAAGCAGGCTGAAGTGCACATCACCGCCATCGAGCGCAGGATGGCAGAGATGGAAGAAGCGTCAAATACGCTCGCGCAAGGCGTCCTTGCGGTTGGCGCAGCAATGGGAGCGGCGGGGATGTACGCGATCACCATGGCCGCACAGATGGAGCAGTCGAAAATCGCGTTTGGTACACTCCTCGGCTCGGGCGAAAAGGCCAAAGAATTCCTTGATGATCTAGCTCAGTTCGCGGCAAGAACCCCGTTTGACCTCAAAGGTCTAAAACAAAGCAGCCGTATGCTGTTAGCATTTGGTTTTCAGGCACAAGAAATAATCCCGATGATGACTGCCGTTGGTGATTCCATCGGTGCACTCGGCGGCGGGACGTTTGAAATTCAGCGTGTCGTCAGAGCATTGGGGCAGATGCGGGCAAAAGGCAAAGTGTCGGCGGAAGAGATGAGGCAGATTGCCGAGCTTGGCGTTCCGGCATGGGATATGTTGGCAGAGCAAATCGGAGTGAGCGTCCCGGAAGCTATGAAATTAGCTGAGCAAGGAGCAATTGATGGATTGACAGGTGTCAACGCGATTGTTGCTGGTATGGGCCAGCGTTTTGAGGGAGCGATGGACAGGCAGTCGGAGTCGGTGCTTGGCATGTGGTCAACTATTGTGGATAATGTTCAAATTTCGGCGGGACATTTGGGCGGCATCCTGATAGAAGCATTTGACATCTCGGATCACATGAAGGCGACAATCGAGGCACTTGACGAGATGCGGATCACAATGGAGGCTTTTGCCAAGGTGGTCACAGAGCGCGGATTATCCGCCGCAGTGACAGAGCTGTTCGGGCCTGGGACTACTTTGGCCGTCCTATCCCTTGGCGGTGCGATTCTCGGCGGGTTGGTTCCTGCGATTTATGCGGCGACAAAGGCTCTATGGCTGAAATTCGCGGCGTTAGCGGCGCTGAAACCTTGGTTGTTGGCTGGTGCTGCAGCCGGAGGTTTGATGGCAGCCCACATGATAAGACAAACGGAAGCCACACGGGGCAGCAACAAATCGCTCCAAGACCACATTGCCGAACTGCGCAGGCAGCAGACATCCACTGATCGGTCTACTGCAGGCACTCAGACATTCAGCAGAGCATTGCGAAATACCGGCGCAGCGGCGCGTACTGCCGGCAGAGAAGTAGCAAATGCTGCGCGGGAGGCACAGGACGCGGTACAGGGCGCAACGCGCAGAATAGACAGGTTGCATGATGCACTCGTCAACGCTCTGCGGCGTAAGTACACACAAGAGCGCGATATCGCACTGCGGAACTTGAGCGAAATCTACCAGGCAAGGCGCAGGATCATCGAACAGCAACTAGATGCGCTGGACGAAGGCGCAAGGCGTGAAGACCATACCCGGGAAATGGCAGAAAAGCAGGATGAGCTTAGTCTGCTCCAGCGTGAACTGGCGTACGAAACTGACGCCCGCCGCCGAGCCGATATCCAGAACCGTATCGCGGAGCTTCAAAAAACTATCGGCGACAAAACCCGCAGGTTTGAGCGGGACAACGAACGCAAGCGTCTGCAAGATCAGCTCGAAACACTATCCACAGAAGAAACAAACGCCAAAACATCGGCCGAGACCATGTGGGAACAGAGGTTGTCGGACGCTAGGCTGGGTGGCGAGGCGGAAAAGCTGATTATTGGACAAAATCAGACTGCGATCCTCGCACTCCTTCGCACGTACGGCGACGGCTGGCGCGACATCGGCGCAACTTTTGGACAGCGCTTGGTCGAGGGGATGGGGCCGTATCCGATGGAACTTAGGAACATGGTCACGGCTGCATTGTCAGACATCAGAGCTGCCGCTGACGGCACGATGGCAAGACTGAGAGAGGTGGCTGCAGCGGCACAAGGGGCAGTTGTATCCGCTGGCGCGGGTATACGCGGCGCTTCTCCTACAGCACCACGGGTTGCAAACCAACCTCCACGCTTGCCACAAATAACTCCCACACGTCAAAACCTTTCTCCAATAATGAATAGGCACGTTCGACCATCAGAAGTCTCGGAGATGGCTGGTCGTCCGGGACCTGTGATCCCCCTCATTGACCGAATAAGAGCTCCGTTTGAGCAGCTGCTTTCGCCGCTTGCTACTCAGGTGAGGCAGACACGGGAAACCGTCGCTGGCGCCGTCAGGGCGGCGCCGTCTTTTGCTGTCGCTGGGCCGATGGTGCAGGTACAGAGTATGACCATCCGGCAGGAAGCAGATATCGAAGCGGTTAGCCGTGCCCTGCATCGGCAAATTCAGGCCAGCACAACGGCAAGAGGACGCGGGAGGGGGCGGTAAGTTACATGAGCCATTTTTCGTTCGCGGGTGAGCACTCGACACTGCATCACGTCCAGATGCTGCGCTCTGAAGAAACGTTACTACCGCCCACTCGTGACCGGGTGGTTAACATGCCGGGCAGACATGGCGCGTTACGTGCGCTGCCGGATCTGGGCGAGCGGCAAATATCGCTTGAGTGCTGGCTGGATGTTGATATGATGCCGTTTACGCCTGGACAGAGGCAGGAAAGGCTTCGTGCTGTCGCGGCGTGGCTGAATCCCTTGAGGGGGCTGCAACAGCTGATATTCGATAACGATGCTACGCGGTTTTATAACGCAATTGTAACCGCTTCGCAAGGCATAAATTCCCGCGTGGAGGCAAGGCAGGGGATGTTCCGCGCCGAGTTTGTCTGTCCAGACCCATTCTACTATGCTGTCATCCCGGACGTAGTGGCGATAACTGCATCTCCGCACACCCACACTCAGCGGGGTACAGCGCCGGCAGATCCTCTCTTACGACTGCAAGGCGTATCAACCGGGGCGGGTGGCCAGCAAATCAGCATCACAGTCGGGGCGCACACAGTAACGTATCGCGGTGCGCTGGCCAGCGGTGATTGGCTTGAGATTGACTGCCAGGCAAAGACAGTGTTTCGAGTTGTGGGAGCAACACGGACAAGGGTGCTTGCACTTTTAGAGCGTCCTGTCTTCCCACAGCTTGCGCCCGGCATAAATACGATAACGATAACTGCAACGGGTGGGGCGACTTGGTCGCGATTAGAACTGCATTGTCGTAACAGATGGTTATAGGGGGAGGAAATAAATCATGTCAATCACGCCTTTCAGGACGGTAACGAGCAGAGAAATTTACGGAGCTGATATTTCCGGGCTGCAGGACGCAGTAAATAAAGTTGAGACTGTTCTGGACATGCAGGCCGCTTCTATCGTGAATCACTCCTTGTTGGCAGTGTCCGACCAGCCTGAACCTGCAATGCATCGTCGTATTTATGAGGGAACGATACGGAACTGGTTGGAGAGTCCGGTGCCGGTAATCAGACGGGACGGCGTGGTTGTGCCGATTGGCGAGTATACACTCTACTCGGCCCAGGGTATGGTGATTTTTCACCAGCAGCAACCCACGGACGCCGTTGTTACCGCGGATGTCACCTATATCGTAGCTGTGTCACCGCTGTTAAGCCACGTCGGCAGCGGGGGCTTGGCTCATGCGGCAGCAAGCAGTGGATCGGCTGGGTTTATGTCGGCATCAGACAAAGCGCGTTTTGAGGCTCTTGATTTATTGAGGTACCGACGGGCGGGGCTGTATCATGCCGGTATCAATGGTTTAACGCCCGCACCGGTTTCGACAGCGGCCGGGGTATTGGACATGGTGCCTTTCTACGTGCCTATTACGCAGACGTTCGACCGCATTGCCATAAACGTAACAACGGCGGCTGCGGGCAACGCTCGGCTTGGCATTTACGCCGACAGCGGCGAGGTTTATCCCGGAGCGCGGTTACTCGACGCCGGCGTCGTAACCACGGGGACCACAGGCATCCGCGAGATGATAATCAATATCGCTCTGGCTCCGGGCCTGTACTGGACGGTTAGGCAGCAGGATGCCACGCCCTCGCTGCAAGCCATCAGCGGTCACGGCCTCATCGCACTGGGCAGCGCGGATTTGGCCACGATGGTCACTGGCTGGCGCGTGACGAGGGCTTATATCGACGGTCTGCCGGATCCGTTTCCAGCCGGCGCGTCCCAACTGACCGGTAGCCGCCCGGTAGTATTTCTCAGGAGAGCCTAACCTATGTATAACACCGTTCGGCGATACAACACCGGAGAGAGCTACAACCACGTTGCGGTGCTCCGGCAGGCACCGGCATGGTATACCCATCTGGGTCATGCGTTGCCCATTATTGTTGATAACCACTTGCGGCCCGTAATTCTGCTGCACCAAGCCTACGAGATATTTGTTCATGAGACACTGGTAGGAGAGGACAGGCTGGCATTCAGACTGCCTCACCCTGCACCGACAGAGCTTACGACCGGAGCGCTTCTTGACATGGCCGGAAAAGTTTACCGGGTTATGATTCTTGCAAACCGCGAAGACGAACGTGGGACAAGGCTTATTGAAATTGAAGCTTGGGCGCTCTGGTACGATTTGGTCAAGATGCCGGAACTGCCGCTGCAGGAGTGGATAGGGGCGTCGGTTCCGGAGATTTTAGCATGGCTCCTGCCCGGCTCCGGTTGGACAACGGGGTTAGTTACGGTTACAGCACGGCGGAACCTGCGGTGGGGTGGTGGCTGCAACCGCCTGGAAGCGCTGCGGGAGATGGAACGAGTGTTTAACACCGAGATTGTCTGGGACACCGCGACTCGTACAATCTCGGTCGTCCCGGGTGGCGGTGCTGATACCGGCGTGTTCTTCCTGCGAGGCAAAAACCTGCGCAAAGCTGAATCGGAAACAAGTATGGTCGAAACAGTATACAGGTTGTACCCGCGTGGACATCAGGGGCTGACCATTACTGTGGTCAATAACGGTATCCCTTATCTTGAAGTGCCAAGTCTTTATGATCCGCCGCCATCTGCTGTTTTGAAGGCAGAAGAGTTTACAGACCCGCAGCAGTTAAAGGAATATGCTGAGGCAGTCTTTGCCACCATAAATACCCCACAGGTAAGCTATATTTGCGGGATTGTCGACTTATCTGCACTGCCAGATCACGAAGATGGACCTGTTCGCATTGGCGATGTAGTGACTGTTTATGACGAGGATGCTTTGATTGATATCAAGACTCGCGTTATCCGAATGCGCTACAGCGTCGAGGAGCCGTGGAACAGTGAGATCGAACTGTCAACTGTGCGACAAGATTTGTCCCACACGCTGAGCACGGTTCAGCAGGCCGTTACACGGTTTGAAGCGGCGGATGCCGTAACATCTCAGGACATTGCTCAGCTGATGGTGTTTAACCATCTGCTTAATTCGCGGGCTGATGACGGGTTTGCGAACTGGGTTAACAATGGGTGGGAGGTTGACAACACTCGGGGCTTTTCTGGCCCGGCTTCCTTCCGGGCTGTCGGGCAGTTGGGAGTTTCAAAGACCCTGTTGCAGACTATCTGGCCGGCGCACCGGGAGAATTACGTCATCAGCCTACGTGCTCTGCTGGAGAATGTCCAGCTTGGAGCGCAAGGCCGGGTAGGCGTGGAAGTGGCGGTGCACTACACCGATGGCACCAGCGAGATACATTTTGTTTCGCTGATTTGAGGAGGGATTGAAGAAGATGTCCTGGCAATCTGCAGTTTTGATAATACCAACCATGAAGGCAGTTTCTAAAGTTGATGTGCGGCTCTGCATGGAAGACGCAGTGGGCGCAGTTAACATGACAGATATTATGCTTCAAGGCGGGTTGTTGGCCACTATCTGGAGCGGACACACATCAGAAATCAGATTCTCGTTTGAGCAGTGATTGTCATGAAGCGTTACTTTAGTCAAATTGAAATCAATGAAAGGGCAAAGCGCGTCCAGAGGATTGACCTTAAGGTTGTAACACAAAACGCTACCGGCACCGTGTCGCTGACTGACGTCATGTTCCAGGAAGGGGCGCAGCTTTCCGGGCATCTACCGGCAACGCGAGAGATGTTGCGCAAGCTACGGGAAAACGGCCAGCCGGCGGTACCCAAGCATTTTAATGCCATTGTCCGGGGTCGGAAAACGCTGGTCATTCCCAACAGGGGTGCTTACTGGAGCGTTGAACTGGGCACGCCTGTGGTGACGACAGCAATAGACTTTACGGCACTGGCGAAGACTGCCGTGCCAGCAGGAATGCGGTTTTCACACTTCCACCGGACACGGCAGCTTGCTTATGGCAATGCATTAGCAGTCGGGGATACGTTTGAGTTCCTTGCCAGTAAAAGGCATGTCGCCCATAACGGCACGCCGACCAGATATTATACTGGCTTCTACCACCAGTGTGCCGCTGGCAACTCGCGCTTTAATGTCGACCTGATGACGGAAGGAGCGACCATCAGGCCGCAGCCGGCGGTGAGACTCCTAGTTGAAATCCAAGAATGGGAATTAGCGAGTGGAGGCAGAAGGTTATGAGTAATATGAGGCAAGAAGGCCGGGGTTTTATGACCTGGTCTTTTTTAAAGACAGTGAGAGCAAGGCAAGAATGGTGGGATTACGGTGACCGGCTGACGCACATGGGGCTGTTTGATTTTCTTGTGCCTGATAACACCGGCAGGATAACCGGCACTATTTCCGCCGCAGATTTAGCGCGCGTCGACCGCTGGCCGCACATCATGCACTTACTGACCGTCAGGAATGATGGTATCTTGTCGCGCTTTAAGGCTATAGTGGACAACGCTGGAGGTGCGCAAGACCTATTCATTAGCGAATTACACCGCATTCTAGACATGTATCCGTGGGCAGCTGGAGTGGATATTGACCTTGAAGTCGGGCCAAACGACAACCCGGACGGAGTGGTGGCCCTGGCGAAGAGGATCTACGAGAGCGTCAAGAGCCGTCCATCGCAGCGCTATGTGCATTGGGACTTGCCACCCATGACTGGGGATGGTGTGCCCTGGTGGGAGCGTTGGTGTGATTACCGCCGGATGGCACCTTACTTTGACTCTTGCGTGATCATGAGCTACGCCTTTGCCTGGGCGGGGAGCGCTCCCGGACCCATCAGCCCGCTGTGGTGGCTGGAACAGGTGTATGATTATGCCGTAACGCGCATTCCCCGGGAAAAGATTCTTTTCGGCATTGTAGGCTTTGGTTTCAACTGGCGCATTGATCACAAGCCGATAGGCTACCGGGGAAGCAGCTGGACGTTTTTGGCTATGCTGGGCTGGCAACAGGGGCAGTTTGCTCATCATGATCTACAGCCGCTCATTCCATTTGCCGGCTATCACGACCACGAGAGCCATAGTCCGTATTTGATGTTACATGTTTACGACTGCCTGGAAGGCGCGGATGCTACAAGCGTAACAATGCCGGCACGGCGAGTTTCCGGGGCAGTTGGGAATGTCAGGCGCAATTACCTTGTGACTTATGAGAAAACGCCTGTGTACGACTTTCAGGGGACTATTACAGACCGGGCAGGCGACAGCTTCGATGAGGTATCAGGAGCTATGAATGTTGGAGCGGGATGGATTTCACCTAGAGCAGCAGCCTTGATTCCGCCGCCGCCGGGGTCACCGCCTAATACGCCGTCAACCTGGGAAGATGACGGGCTGGCGATTTTCAGATTCAACGTAGCGGTTGCGGGAACTTACCAGTTGGCGGTAAGAGTTAATGCTCCGTGGTGGAGTATGCAGCTTCTTCAAGTACGCCTAAATGGCAGTGGTTTGCAGGTTGGAATGTTCCCTGACTGGTATCCACTGCATAGGCGTATTCACTGGCTTTCTTTGGGGGTTCATAGTTTGCCGGCGGGGGAAAACACGCTGGAGATCCACGGCAGCGGCAGTCAGTATGGGACACAGTTTTGGGGTTTCTGCGTCTGTAGCGGTTTTAGTATGAGCATGGATGGTGGGGGCGGCGCGTTTACCCTGATGCCACGGCGCTTTAAAGATGTTAACGGCAATTGGGTGTTGCCGGCCAACTTCATCCTGACACCGGAGGTTTTGCGCCATACCCCGGAGCACGCCTGGGTCTGGTATGACGACTTCCGGGACAACGCTCTGGCTTTTTACAACCGCAGCGGCGGGGTCTGGAGCATTGATACAGACCCGGCAAGGCGGGTGTTAATTCAGTCCGACCAGGTAAGCGCAGACGCCCAGGTGCACCTCTCTTATTACGGGTTTGGCGACCTTAATATCAGGGCCAGGCTGCGCATGACGGCGGGGAGCGGCACCATGGGAGTGATTTTCAAAGCACAGGGAGCAGGCGACCTGTATCTGTTTTTGCTGCGGCGCGGCACGCAGACAGCGGAACTTTGGCAAAGGACTGGCGGAATATGGACAAGGCTGCAGCCGGACGTGGCACAGAGTGTGAGCATGGATACTTGGTATACCTTGCGGGTGCGCAGCCGGGGTACCGAGCTGCACTGCTGGGTTGGTACAACCCGAGTGTTTAATGTACCGGCAACTCTCCCCGCTACGGGCGGCTTTGGGATACGTACCAGCAACGCGGCCTGTGAGTGCAGCCTGCTGGATGCCGGAGACCCGTATGTCTATGTACCGCAAGAAGCTATTGATGTGGTATTGCCGAGCGGCCATAGCCAGACACTGGGGCGCATCCCGCGCAGCGGCGTGACATGGCTGGAGCCGTGGGGATATTTTGAATATGTTGGCCCGAACGAAGAGAGGGATACTCGGACAGAGAGTATCCCTCTTGAATTTGACTATGTGCATACGCCGGCATTTGCGGCGTTTGAAGATAACCGTCCAGTGACGGTCAAGCTCCGAGATCGGGGCCTCTGGGTGACGAATCTCTACCTGGGGGATGCGTTGGGGTTTAGCTTAGCGCATTATTCTGATGCGGAGCATTTCGATACACTCAAAAACCTGGCGAAGCATCGCTGGGGACTAAAGGGGGTGGCTTGGTGGGCGTTAGGGTTACAGGATCCGCTTATTTTTAAATATCACGAGGAGGTGGTTTAGATGACGTAGCAGCAACATGTAACAACCAGCATGTGGAAAGGGCGTTTGATGTGGTGTAGCAAAACAAATTTGAGGAGGTAATGAAAAATGTCTTGTCCAGCCGGCGCTCCTCCGTTGATGGGACCCGAAGCAGCATGGCAACGAATGTTTTGTGTAATGCGACAAAGCGGAAGGGATGTGACTGTTACTTCTATTACAACTGGAAGTACTATCGGCTCCCTTCGCTTCAATGATTTTTTCCGATGGGAGGCAGAAGGATTTGTTTCTGGCTTCGGCTACCATAAGGTTGTTTTAGTCAGAAATGATTTTACAGGTGCTCTGCAATGGGGAGGCGTTAATTTTGGTGACATATTTAACGCAGGAGAAGTTTTTACTCCAGTCTACAATTTTCCACTAGAGACGTTTACTTTTCAAGGTATGACCTTGCACCGGTTTGATATTCAAAACAGTCCAGCGGAGCTTCGTGATAGACACGGTAATCTCATAGAAACGCTGCCGCTTTTAACCAGGATCGGAGTCAGACCTGTTATCGCTGAAGCGGTTATGGGGCAGACCTGGTGTACTTTTTGGAGAGTAATTGCTGTGCGGCGATATATCCCTCAATTTGGAGGAGTTCAGTGGACATGGGCAAACATGGCTGCAGCCGAGCCTGGGTTTGTAAATACCGGCCTGCCTGCAGACAGACCGGCTAGTAGTCTTATACGCACTTCGCTTGTGTAAAGTTTAAGGTATGGGAGTCTTTGACGCTCCCACGACTAAGGTCAGTTGGAGCGTCAAAGCTACTATTTCGTCTGACCTTTAATGTAAGCTTCAAAGGGATGAATACCGTCGGAGAAGGAGATCGACGATGCGAGTATTGTTCCGTTATTTTCAAGCTGAAGATTAACCTGATATGTTCCTGATTTAGTCTTGAACCAGATTTCGCGTCGATTCCCCACTTGCGTCAGGAAGGCTACTTCTCTCCTTGCTCTTTCTTTCGGGGAAGGGAATATATATTCATAGTTACCTTTACCATATTTTTTTTCAAGATAGTCGAGAAAAGGATAACCAAGCAGGAATGCCTCCGCAACCTCTTTTCTATACATGGGGCCTCCTTCGCCCCAGTTGACAACAGCGGATAGTTCGACGCAGCGGGCTACCTTTAACTGCTCGTCAAGCGGCAGTTTACTGACAAATACGCCTGTATAGTCCTTTTCCGTCTCAGTCGTTTCAGGTATTTGATGTGTGCGCCCAGGTGAAACAAACAAAGATAAAACGACAACACACAACGACACTGCAAAAATAGCAATAACCGACCAAAGCCTTTTAGTCCTTTTTAGCGAGGTGCTCATCTTTTTCCCTCCTTGTAATCGTTTGCCTCATTGCCGTCCACATGCCTTCTGTCACCAACCCCAGCCGCCAGAGGGAGATACCCTGCAGACGATAGCGCTTAGCAACACCAATTTTGGGGATAATGCTTTCCGCAGTTTCGCTCGGAGCCGAGATGGCCAGAACAAGCTTCTCCCGGGGGACAACGGCCAGCGCCATCTCCACTGCCCGCACCACCCGGTTTAGCGGTTCAGGCTTTGGTCCGTAATCGTGGGCCATAACGACAATGCGGTCGGCTAATTGACCGAGTGCGGCATAATCATAGCCGCGGAAGGAACTGTTTGGCGGATGGATGGTGAGCGTCAGGGTTCTTCCGGCCTCCCGCAGTGGCGGTGCTAGCATGGCAATAAAGCGGGTAAAGCTGTCACGGATCTGCTGCCGCGTTTCCCCTGCAGCGTACAGTCCCAATTCTTCCAGGTTCAGATTAACACCGTGATACAGGGATGCTTCCTGTACAATAGCGGCAACGGCGCGAGACATGGCCTGTTCATCGTTTAGGAAAGTGGTGAGCAGCCCGCTGCGGTCGTTCTCGTGGACGACCATTTCTGTCCTGAACCCGAACTCTTTGGCTGTGGCCAGCACTGTTTCCCAGCCAGGAGGCCGCTGCCAAGCATTTCGAGAAGTGCGGGTTAAAAGGTTGCCTTGCGCATCGATAGTATACCAGCCTAGGGCCAGCTCTCTCACTGTGTCTGTGTTTCCGCTGCCGGTAGCCGGGAAGGGTACGCCGAAAAGATCAAGCCAACTACTGGCTTCTCCCGCACCTAAAGCATAAAAGCCAATGACGTTCATGGAACGAGGCGGAGAGACAATTCTTATAATCCGGGTTTCCGAATCCCAATTTACCAGGCAGCCGAATTCTTCACTGAAAAATCTCAACGGTACAAGCGTTCGGCCATCAACGATAACAGGGGGCGCATCGAGCGGGGTAGGCAGGTCATTTACCTGAGCGGTTTTATTATCGATTTGAAGCATAACCCTTGTCTTACCGTCGCTGGCAGAGATGGTGCGGGTATCACCGCCCCAGTTTACGTTTATGTTTATCGCCTCTGCAATCAAGCGAAAAGGGACCAGGGTTCGTCCGTTTATTATCTGGGGCGGCACGTCAAAGCGTACCGGCAAGCCGTCCAATAGAACGGTAACCATCGGGGGACTGGCCGCTGCCCGTTGGTATGTAGGCGCGAATAGCGATAGAGCGACGACAAGCAGAAGCGCCGCGATTGTAAATAATACTGACCTTTTCATCGTCACATCACTCCTTTACCAGTTATTTTATCTCATTTTTGAAAGAAGGTAAAGCTAATTGCCACAAGGTGCACAAGGTGTTAAATTCAGTCGTCCGAGAGGAGAATGGAGTCAATGATTGAGCGAGTTGCTGCCCTGGAAGTGGCGCAGGCGAGGCATGAAGAAAGGATTGGACAAATCGAGGACTGTATGAACAAACAGAACGGTCGACTGGAACGCATCGAGGAGAAACTGGACAGGCTCTACCTGTGGCTGATTGGCGTCCTCGGCGGAGTAGTGGCGTCGCTCGTGCTGCTGGTGCTGAATCTAGGGGTGAGGAGGTGAACAGGGTGGACGATTACAATATCAACAAGCCTTTCTGGGCGTCAAAGCGGTGGTGGATGACAGCAATTGCCGTGGTTATCCCGGTACTGAATCACGTGTTTGGCCTGGGGCTGGACGTGGGCGAAATTACGGCCATTGCCGCGCCGGTGGTGGCGTATATCCTGGCACAGGCGTTCGTGGACGCAAGCCACTAAAGGGAGGAGGCAGACTAATGCAGAGACCTAGTGTATATGGCTGTGACGTGTGCAAAAAGGCAAACGCAGTCGGTCGCGTGGCGGTGTTGATGTATCAAGCACAAAAAGAACAAGACTCTGAGCGCATCAGGGAGCTGGTTAGGACGGCCCTGACTGCGCTGGAAAGGGCAGGGCGTCAGCATGCGTAGGCGTGTATGTATAGATCCGGGGCACGGCGGTTCTCGACCTGGTGCGGTTGGCCCGACCGGAGTCCGGGAAAAAGATATTGCGCTTGCGGTATCAAGGCTGCTTCGTGAGATGCTCATAACGCCGCCGAATGAAGCCCTACGACAGGCACAGGAAGCATTTGGTGCGGCACAGAAGCGCGGAGATAGTGCGGCCATGGAAGCTGCGAGAGCAGCGGGGCAGGCGGCGCGAGCGGCGGGCGCCACGGATGCAGGAGCACAAGCGCTGTGGCAAAGTCCAGTGGTGCCGATAGCGGTCACGCTGACCCGTGACAGTGATATCGATGTGGCCTTGACTGCCCGCGCTGATATGGCCAATGCGTGGAGAGCTGATGCCTTTATCAGCATCCATTGCAACGCGGCGGTTAACCGGCAGGCGCATGGCTTTGAGGTATTCACTTCACCCGGCCAGGATCGCTCCGATGTGCTGGCGGAGGAAATCATCAAGGCGGTAGCACAGGCGTTCCCGGCGATGCGCATCCGCCGGGACATGGCGGACGGCGATAGCGACAAGGAGGCCCGGTTCACTGTGCTGACAAGGGCCAGGGTACCGGCGGTGCTGGTGGAGATGGCGTTTATCTCTAACCCTGCCGAGGAGCGCCTTCTGGCCAGCGCGGACTTTCAGCGGCGCATGGCACAAGCGATAGCGACGGGGGTATTTAGGTTTTTAGATTAGCCAACTGGCCAGCAATCCTCCTGCCCCTTCGGGGGTTTTCTTTTTTTTCTTGGGAAAGCCTATGGCGGCTGGGATGTGAAAACACAAAATATATTTTTTCTTAATTCATTTGCAGGAAAATCATTACAACGTGTTGAATTAGATAGCTCGTTCATGCTCAAAAATATATTATGCAAGGAAGATGATTAGTGGTTTGGGTTATTAATGATTTCCCCAAAGAAGTAAACTCTCTTCTCAAAGAAGTAAATAGTGTTTTAAAAAACGGTAATAATAATGTCAGTGTTGTTTATTGGGTAAGCGAAATACGGCGTGAACTTGTTATTGATTTTTACCTAAAACGGAATAGTATTATACAGTGCGACAAAAACGGTAAGATTGTTTTAGTGCTTAACTCACCTGGCGGTGATATTGATGCGGCCTATTCTTTATGTCAAATCCTAAGATCTAAATGCCAATACTTTGAGATAGTCGTACCAATGTGGGCAAAAAGTGCGGCAACCCTACTTTGTTTAGCCGCAGATAAAATATTAATGACACCAATGGCAGAGCTAGGGCCTTTGGACGTTCAAGTAAGAGAGCCGGGCGAGGTTAATTTTAAAGGCGCGTTAGATGAATACCAAGCTATAATGCATGTGAGACAAGAAGCGTTTAGTACGTTTGACCACGCTGTACGCCTGATCCTTCACGGTAGTGGCATGGATATACGGGACATACTTGCGCCCGCAGGGAACTTTGTCTCAAATTTAGTAAGTCCTTTATACAATCAAATCGATCCTGTTAAGCTTGGTAGAAGAGCAAGACAACTAGATATTGGTTATCAGTACGCATTAAGAATACTAAAAAAATACGGCGAGTTTGAGGATTATTCATGTGATTTGGTAGCTAATAAAATTGTCTATGGATATCCGTCTCATTCATTTGCAATTAACTTTGAGGAGCTTAAATCTTTACACCTAAATGTAGAGCTAATCGAGATTCATGAGTTAGAAGTGTTGATTTCAATACTGACTGAAATGACAGATAACTATTTGGTTGGTGGTTTTAGTGATGGAGATGCATACAGTATGTCTAACGAATGCGTTATCAGTAGCGAAGGCTTGGATTTGGTAAAAAAAGAAGCTGCTGCTACACATGAACAGGCTGATACAATAATAGATATAAGCAAGGAGGATACGGGTAATGGCGTCGACTTGTAGAAAATTTGAAAAGGGTAAAAATATAGAGTGGCCTTTTGAACAACAAAAGTTTGACCATAAAAAACAAATTACAGAGTCACGTCATTTGGTGAGGACAATTTTGTTGGGCAAAAATCAAAGGATTGACTTCAACAGCCGAACAAGCAAGCCGAAAGAGCCCTAAAAAGGCTCTTTTTGTTTGTTAGATCCCTGGCTAAAAAAATATAAATTAGTTAATTTGTTAAAACTTTGCACCAATACAGATATAGCCACAGCGTAAATGAAATCACTCTGCTGGAAATACTTGGTACCGGCTCGGAAGAAGTCTTGGAAGAAGTAAACAAGAAAATGCTCGAAGGCAAACTATACGAGATTATCCTTGGACTGAAAAAACGGGAACGGACAGTGCTTGCTATGCGCTTTGGGCTTCCGCTTGGTCGTCGTCAAACCCAAAAGGAGATTGCCAAAAACCTTGGCATTTCCCGCTCGTACGTTTCCCGCATAGAAAAAAAAGTTATTGCCAAAATTGCCGAGGAGTTTTGTGATCATCGGCAAAATCTGTAGATAAAACTTTGGTAAAGCTGGAATATAAATTGTCGCGCAACTTTCAGTTTTCATTAAAAAGGAAATGAGCAGATAGATGTCGAATCTTCTCTAAGTCTGCAAGAATAAGGCTTAGAGGAGGATAAGTTTGAAACCACTGTGATTTAGATGCTATCCCCAAAAAGGACACAAGAAAGCAGACCGCCTGGAAATGGCCGTCAGGCAGTATTGCAAAACGTTAAG